GCTTTTGCTGTGGCATTTCCGTAAGTTGCACCATTTCCTGTTACATTTTTTACTTGGTAAATTTCCTCTCCTTCAATAAATCCTCCTACTGCAAAATTTCCTGTAACAGTTATTTGAATTAAATCATAAGGATCATTTTTTCCAATTCTAACTCTAGTAAAATTACCAGTTTGTACACTTTCTAATCTAACTTCCATTCCTCTCTGTTCTGGTGGAATTTCTACTGATTTTACTCTAAAATCTGTTTTTAAATTTTCTGCTTCTTGATCAGTTAAAAAATATTTGAAAAACTTAGTTTTTTGGAAAAATTTAGTTCCGGAATAAGATACTGCCCTAGTAGGTGTTTGAGAACATACTATAGATCCAGTATCAAGATCATAACAAGTTTGCGTTTGTTGTGTTTCTTCCATATCATCTTCAAAACTTAATATGTGTTCATCATCGTTTAAACACACAAAAAATTCCTTGCGTGACGGATAACCTGGTTGCGTTTTTCTTTCCTCTTTAACAGTAATAAGATCATCGAAATTTGGTGTTCCCTCTGTATTATCTTGAATAATAGCAACATTAAATGGAAGAGATGTATTTGGTACATATTCGTAATCTACATTATTTTTGATAGATTCCGCATAATCAAATAAATTAAATTCTGGTTCTGTAGACAAGACTATCTCCTAATTATTCTTGATCGATGTTGAATATATCAATATCGATATATTTGATGATTGCTGCTTCCTTTACTGGTCCTGGATAGAAAATTTTGGCAGTAAAAGCCATATTGAAATTCAATATTCTAGTCTGATCATTGAAATCACCATCATATACTTCCAGTATTGAAGTTTCATTCAAAATGATCGGAATATCGATTTTCTCTTGTGCATTTGTTTCCAGAATTTGTGGCTTTACCGTAATTGTAAATTCTGGAGTAAAAAATGGAACAATTTGCTCAAAAATTTGCAATCCATCGTCTATATTACGCACATATGCATAAAGACCAAAATTGATGTTATATGGAACATCTTCGAAGCGATATTTGAAACCTACCTCATCATTCAGATTCACAACATCTTTTATTTTTCTATTTGTGCTGTTTTTCTTTCTGTCAGAATCATATCCAAGACCAACTATGCTGAATCCCATTCTCGGAAGAATTGTCTGGAATTGTTGCTTTCCATAATCCAATTTCAAACGATGGGCAAATTTCTCTTTTGGAGAATATATCAGAGGCACTTTTATCTTTTGGTTTTCTCTAGTGATATAGATGTTATTGAATAGAGTTCCAAAGGAGGTGACTACCTTCTTGGTTATTCCATAGTAGAATGTGCTGAACATCAGTAGTTTCCTTCCGAGAACGGATCAATTTCAGTGAAATCAATGAAATCATTTCCGCCCGTCTGGAGATTGGAATTATCATTGATATATTGTGTATTCATGTTATATGTTCCATTGCTATCAGTAATTGTCGTTATGACTCCATTTGTAGCCTTGTCAATCTCGTCAAATCCTGACTCAATAGCACCCATATCATACTTGTAGAGTTCACAGTCAAGACGGAATGTGTAGTATTCACCTTGCTGGTAGAACATATTTTCATTTTCCACAAACTTTACTTCATACAGATTCTTTGAAGATGGAGCATATGGCAGGAATATGACATCTCCTTCCATTGGCCTAACTCTTGGATGCAGACGATTGCTTGCAACTTCTGGCAACTTAGATGCTTCTTCATACCATCTGCTTCTGGAAACCAGCAAAGAAACATTATCCTTGAGTTCCATGCCGAACTTTGTAACTATGTCTCTCTCATTTCCATCAAATGTCTTGACATTCTGAGAGTACATTTCAATGCTAAATGCAGTTTTCAATTTTCCTAGAGGATTTTCACCAAAGATAGGATCAAGTTTATCTGTTGTTTTTACAATATAGACGACATCTATGCCAGTAGCCTTTATGACTTCCCTAGTCATGTCATCTATTAGGCGTTGAGTGCCTAATACTTTTTTGTTGTCAAAATACGGATTTAGTGCCATTTTATCCTACAAAGAATCCGGGAGGAAGTTCCCACTTGAGTTGTATTTCTTCTTCTACTCTTTCTTTTTCCTTTAAAGCTTCAGCATATATTGATTCACCATCTATTGAAATTCCACCGGGAAGTTCTATTCCCTTGAATTTCATCAAGTTCATTCCCCATTGTTCTTTTATCAAAGCAGTGGTGTATCTTTTGACTACAATATCATTGTATATTTCACTGTATTTTTCGGGATCTAAAACAGCATATGCTTCCATAAGAATATAATTGCCTACAGTTGTTTGAGTTTTCCAGTCCATGTCTATATGAACTTTATTTGTTACACGGCTGAATCTAAGTTGCTTTTCAGGAGTTAGCAAATCTTGCAACATACCCATATGCCTACGAGTAATGTCGTATGTAATCATTGATTGGCTGTATGTGTTCGTTCTGAGGCCGTAAAGATCGTTTAGGGCGATTTGATAGCGAGCATCAAACATACCAGTGCCACCAAGAGTATCATACAATTGGAATACTCTAACTATAGAAACTATGGTCTTTCCTGAAGGATCTAGGGCAGGTGCTGCTTTTATTCCATTTTCATCATCTGCCACTGTAGGCTCTAAAAGATCAAAATATCCTCTTTCGACATCTGTTGGAGTAACTTGTTTTTGCAAATAAACTCTCTCGGTGCCATCGAAGTGGTATTCTGCAAAATATTGCAAAGAATCATCTATACGATCCTCAATTTGAGCATCGTCCACATTTATTTGCACTACGGGGTGACCCAATCTACGCAAGCAGTAGTCTTTTAGGGCTTCTCTAGTCCTTGGATTTGCCATTATTGCTCCTTTGCATATATTTATGCAAAGGAATATGTATTAATCTTTAAAAATAAAGTCCAGACGGCTCATATCTGTTATCGACATGGTTATATCTTTAATAGAATCTAGTGGAATTGGGTCAAAATCTATGTTAATTTTTGTATTCAGAAGAGCAGAAAATTCATTTAAAAATTCTTGTTTATTTTCTTCTGTTACTGTAATATTTCCAGTTTCGTCTTCTTTTCCATGCTTTTTAATTAATTTTTGACGAAGTTTCTCAATTGCCTCAATTTCATTGCTCAGTTGCTTTAGCAATTTTACCAATTTATAGGATATTGGTAATGGCAATTGCATTTCAGACAATTTATTCAAAGATTCGATTGAATTATAAACTTCAGATAACTTAACCTGCATAATAAAATCCTTTCATCATAAATCTGTTCCAAAGTAATCATAGCAAATATCATTACAACCATCAAAATCTGGAGCACAAGGACAATTTTTATTTCTAAGGAAGGTTATTATCTCTCCTATATCAAGTCCCTCTCCTGATTGCAATAAACAATCCCAATTTATCTCTCCATTTGCTTTACAAAAAGCAGAACACCATTGTATATCTTCATATGAGCAGTCTCTTATACATCCTGCGGTGCAAGGATCGTCCGCGCATATATCACAAGAAGGATTATCGGAATTACAGCAATTTGGAATTTGATATTGCTCACATTTGCTGCAAACATATTCGTCCCATAATTCATTGTTATTTTCCCATATTTCTCTACATCTTCCGCCCAAACTTGTTCCGCATGCTTCTTTGCACCAATCTTCATCTGTTCCAACAAAACATTGACAATTTACATAACATCTAGACAGTGGATTTGTGCATGTAAATGGACATGATCCAGTTTTAGGATTTCCATCATTTTCTGATGCTATTCCGCCTTCAGTTTCAAATGAATAACCATAATCTATGAAATCTGTGAAAGTCTGATCTGGATAAACATTAGTTAGATAAAAATAAGATGGGCAATTTCTCTTAATTCCACAATTACTTTCTAGTGTTGGGTCGTTGTTCCAAGTTACATTTTTAATATAAGTGTATCTCTTATTATTGGAACAACATCTACCAATTACTGTTTTGGAGGAATCTATGCAAGAATTACACGAATTATCTTCTTGAAGATCACCACCTAAAGCAGTCCATACGTATGCTTTGCATGCATTATTGATATAACTTGGCAATCCACTACATTTTTCTGTATCTAATGCTAAACAAGGACATTGTATCTGTAAAAGTGGTTGGCATATTTCAACATCGATTTCAATACTAAGAGGATTACAATTACAACAAATAGTATCATCCATACAAGTCGAATTTAAATTGCCATAATTACCAGCACCATCGCATTCTGTTGTTGGGCATATAACTTTGAGAAGCCCCTCTGGGTGAACTCCATCGGTATCTAATAATAAATCATCATATATGCTTAACCATTTGACAAGACAATCTGAACACTCACCGTCTTCGGATCCATCACATGTTGTTCCTTCGCAGTTATCGAAAAGCAACTCATATTGACCAGGACCAGTGCAAATGTATACTTTACAAATTTCTGTATAGGAATCTATCTGTTTTAAAAATATTTGAGATAATTCTTTGTAATCAGAAGATTCTTTTAAGTGAATAGCCATAATATATAAATCCTATCATCAAGCACTTGGCAATGGAACTAAAACTAATTGTCCTGTTATATGACCATTTTCTGTGCTAGTTGCATTCCAATTTTCATCCATCAAAGTATATAGAGGACCAGAAGGATCATCGTTATCATTATATTGATAATTTATTGATGAAAATAAACAATTCTGCAATGTTACACCTTGAACTGTAGTATTAAGTGCGTAACTTACTTTTCCGCTCGGATTACTTACTGTCAAGTTACTACCATTAATAAAATGTTCATTATCTAAACGTATTGTAATAGTTTGATCAAATCCATCAAGACTTAAAGATGTATCTATGCCATCAATACCCGCTATTTTTAAATTTTGAGTTGAAGGATCAAAAGTATCATTTCCATTGTTTGTCTTGATTGTAAATATTGATCCCCCGATACTGGCTGGCGTATCCCATGTCAAGACACCACCACCAGTGGTCTTAAGATATTGGCCGCTTGAACCTGTTGTTGATGGCAAAGTAAGAGTATAATTGGCAGAAGCACTAGCACTGGATTTTAGTGTAACATAATATGTTAAACCTCCTCCAATTATTTTTGCATCCTCTAATGTTTTATTTTCTAACGTTTGACTGCCTGTTAAAGTTGCTACCGTGCTATCGATAGAAATTTCAAGTCTAGGTATACTAGAAGAAATTAATGATTTTGTATTAATTCCTGCGGTTCCTATGAAATTCAGATATTGTGAACTTAAATTTACAGTTGTACTTGCTGATGCTCCCTCTCCTCTAAATGAGAAAGTACCAGAACCAGAACCAGAGGGAGCATCTGTCCAACCAAGAATTCCAGGAGAAATGGCATAAAGGAATTGACCAGGTCCACCAGCACTAGAAGGCAAAGTTAAAGAATAATTTCCGGCAGCAGGTGCTTTTAATGTAATAATTCCAGTTGGACTGGTTGCAGAATTTACAATTTTAGGATCAAATAGGGATTTGTTGGAAAGAGTTTGTGTTCCAGTTAGGGTTACTACTGTGCTATCGATTGCTATACTCAACGCACTTGTGCTGTCTGTAAATTGAATTCCCGTTCCAGCATTCAAATCAAAAGTAACTGCTTTTATATTTCCGCTGGCGTCTTCTGCAAATAATTTGTAAGAACTTGCAGTTGAAAAACTCTCTAAAGTCAAACCGGATGTTGAAAGAGAAATAGAGCCATTCTCCTCAAATGCTAATCCTCCAGTTGATTTTAAATTTACTTGAAGTGTTAAAATACCATCAGCAATACCTGAACGTTGAGATGACAATCCATTTTCAGGAATTACATCATAAATGTTCAAAGGATTTACTAAGTCAATGATATCATTTGTGGTATTGTACCAAGTATATACCGTATCAGATAGCGTTAAAGGTTCGATATTATTAGTTAATGGTTCTGTACTCATGGATTAGTTCTCTCTAGCAGAGTTTTTAACATATTTTTGATTTCTTCATTTGTTGTTTTTAAACTCTTTACTTCTTCCTCTAACTTTGTTATCTTGCCAAAAGCCTCTCTCTTGCTTTTTGCTGAAAGATATGCTTCTCTATTGCAATTTAGAATTGCTCCAGAATATTTATCTTTCACCAGATCGGAAAATCCCTCAACCTTCATCTTATTTGTCATACTACAGCAATCACTTTCATATTCTTTACAGTTGGAACAACTGCAGAATTTGTAGAGTAGAGGCATACCTTGACGGCAAACTTAACAAATGATTCCTTTGTATCCTCTGGAAGAGTGTACTTGACTGATTCGTATGAATTTGAATCATAAGTCACAAGATCTTTCTTGTCTGGAATCAGTTGATAATATGGCTCATCATCAAATGGTCCGTCCTTTCCAGCACCTTGCCACTTGACAAATACTTGTATATTTGTTCCTTGTGGCTTGTTGACATCAAGAACTACATTGACATTATTGGCATCTATGCCTTCTTCAAGCATTACCATCTTGCTGATGTAGCGGACTCTTGGAGTGTCAATTGTTCCAGTTGCAGACTTCTGTGATGGATCTGCCTTGGCATTGAGTTCTCCGTTGTAGTTTGCGCTTGTCTTATCAACGGTATCATTTGAATCAATAAGATTCTTGACTGCAATCATGTTGATTCTATCAATATCAAATATTGGGGATACTATTCCATCTGAAGTCATATCTATTCTCAACTTGACTGAATCGCCAGTGTTTTTTGCAACCTTGGTTTGTTTTTGTGGTATGTTTACATCTGGGATGATTTCAGTGTAATCAGACTCAAGAGTATTTGAATCCTTCTTCATTGTTCTGATCTTGAAGGAAACATTCTCATCAAAGTTGATATTTGGGCATGTCAAGTTAAGAAGATCATATTCAACATATTCTTCATTACTATCTGTCTCTTTGAATATTACAGAGCCAGTTGTATTGAAGTTGCAACGCTTGATTCCAAACATCAAGTCAGTATCTTTGTCTGGAACCCATTGTGATGCATTTTGTGGTTTGAAGAATGAACCTTGATATGCATTGTTTGACAATAGGCTTCCAGATTCAATTACTGTTTGACCTGGGATTCCAACATATACCTTATAGTTGGGGCTGTTCGTCTTGAGGACGATTGCATGCTCACCGGGCAAAAGATGTATTGGATGGTCGAATTGGAATGTGGTTGCTCCATTTGAACTTGCTAGGCTTGGGACAGCATTTGTAGTGATTGAATCTGGATTCATCGTGACGGATGCTCCGGGATATACAATCATGCTCTTTCCTGATGCAGGAACACCATTACTGACTGGCCTGAGTTCAAGAGTTATTGGCAAGTTGTCGTCTTTGCTTGAGAAGAATACCATTACGGAATCTACGAATATTCCGTTTGGATATGCTGCTTCATCTACAAAGAATGTCTGAGCCATTGGATCTATCTCGCTGTAGGAAATGCTTGCTGGAGCTTTCTTTGCAAGGCGAGTAGATAGATAAAGATCAGACTTGTTCTGAGTTACACCATTGCTGTTGTATACTGCTTCTGCGATAGTAGTTGCCAATTCTGGATTATTTGTGGAACTATCAGTTACAGCCAATAGTTTCTCTCCAGTTCTGAACTTTCCGGCTGGAATCGTGAATGTGAATTCTAATTCACCAAATGCGTTTGTTTGGAGATTTCCGCTTGTGGTATTTCCAGATTGTACGCAATTATCATCCACTAGGATGTTGTCGAAGAAAGCATATACTCTACAATTTGGCTTCATGCCAGAAACACTTGCTACAATATTTTTGGTTCTCATGAATGGTACTATGCTCTTGTCTACAACCACATCTGTGGATGGTACTCTTACAGGCACTGAATATGTGCGACGATTTGCCTGATATGTCGTTCCTTTTCTTGATGAACGGACAACAGTTGGCTCTAATTGTACTGTTACGGATTTCCATACTATCTTTTCATTTGCTTGTGGAACAACAAATGCCTCTCCCTTTAGTGTTGTAATGAGATTCTTTAACTCATTTGCTTCCTTTGGAAGTGGCTTTCCTTTCCATACAGAAGTCCAATAATCATACCTCTTTTCAAGTTCTTCTATAAGTTTTACACTTATATTTGGATTCTTGTACATGATGTCATTGGTTCCATTGCTGTTGCTTATGACATCCGGAGTTATCTTATTGTCGAACCATGAGTCTGAATTTGGGGACAACTTCATGTTACCAAACCACTGGACCACATCTCCTGAATTTACAACCATCTCAGATGTTGCATATGGTTGCTTTTGCTCATAGAGAGTTGTTGTGTAGTTCAATGTTACGAAATTGTCAGACAACTTGACATTTGTCGTATCGACATCTGTCATATCTGCATTCAAGTCAACATTTCCAGTTCTTGTTGGTGGTCTTAGTGTATTCTCATCAAAATCAACTGCGACATTATAGTCAACACTTGTTATCTCACCAACTTTGTGGCTGGAATAGTCGTCTACGACTATAGCAGACTTAAATCTGTCATCTACGAATGTGTTTTGTGCTTCTCTTTCAAGATTGCTCAATTTCACAAATTCTTCGATATTTGCTATTCTCTTCTCAAGATTTGCAATATCCTTCATTGTGTATCTTTGATGATCTATGCTGGTTATATTACATTGCTTGCAGTCAAAGACATATGGTGGGCATTCAATATTGAAAAGAGTCATTGAATTTTCCTCATCGCTTGGCAATTGAGGAACCAATGATGAAGGACCATTTACAATCTTGAACTTCTTGTTTCTTGTGAGCATTAACTTGTAATTTCTTGCAAGATAATAGTCATAATCCATGTTGAAGGATTCTGTGGCTTTTGGTATGCCAAAGAATTCAAATTCATAATCCTCTATTCCTGCTGTTTCGGATCTCAGTTTCTTGACTGGTCTGAAATCTACAAATGCATCTAATCTGTAAGCAATTCCAGATGATGGGCTTCTGTATACAGGAACTTCGTTCAATGAAGAATATGAATTTACTATGAATGGTCCAGTACCAGTATGCTTGTAGTATCTGAAATAAACCTTGACAGTATTGTTCTCAAGATAAGAATAATCTGCTTCAAATTCCTTTCTCAAGGTAATTTTTGCAAAATCATAAACATTATCGGTTTGTCCATTGTCAAATGCAAATATGCTGGTTATATCATTATCAGAATATGTGACATAATCTATATCAATAACATCTGCTACTGGGATGATTCCGTAGTAGTTTCCGTTCTCGTCTTTTCTTATTTGAGTCTCGTAATATGGATTTCCTGCAGAATCGAAATACCTTTCCTCAGTCTTTCTTCTGTAATCATTGACTGAATTAGTTGGATCAACTTCGATTGTTGCATATAATCTATATTTCTTTCCTACAACATCAAAATCATAGGTAGAATCACCGCTGATATTTTCTATTGTAAGTTCTGCAAATGATGTTGATTCTGGATTTGAATTGTTAGTTTTTACGATGTAACTTTGATTCAACAGATCAATTATTCTTGCAGAATTAGATATTGCAACTGGTTCCTCTATGAGAATATAATGCTCATATAGATCTGTTGCTTCTACTTTACCATTCAACTTTCCGCCAACGAATTGATAATTTGCACCACTTACTGTGAATGTCAATTTCTTTGGCGAAGAGTCTTCATTTGGATATACTTCCTTTTGAACTCTATAATCCATATCATATACTGATTTTATGACTGTTCCTATTGGAATTGGGAACAGAAGAGAATTGGACTCTCTATCATAGATTGTTGTTTTTAGAACATTATTATCATTTACTCTATGATCTGGGTGAATGTCTGCAATCTTTCTGTAGTACGAATTTCTGTACTTTTCAGTTTCTTCAATGTAGATTGTCTTGGTTTCAGAAAGCAAGTAATTGTCAGTAGTATCAAGAACACTATACATCTTGGAATCCATAAAGAATAGTCTATATTCTTCTGGGGTCTGTCTGCCTAATTGCTTGAATCTGGCTTCACCAATGAATTCATCCTCAATCTTTGTTCCCAATAGGCTTGTTTTGTAAGAAACTCCAGTATTTACTGAAACTACTGGTTTCTTGCTTGGTCCTACCAAGAAGTCATAATCATTAGTTCTTTCAATCAGGAGAATTGTTGGGCTATCGTCCACAGGATTATTTGCATCTCTGTGTCTCCATGCTCGTACAATACCAGTTGAATAGAAAGATTCTGGGGTGCTGGTTGTCAGATTTAGTTGTTCTTGTCTTACTTCCTCTCCAATGATAAAATCATTTCCGGGAACATAATTGTCAGCAGACAATGAGTATACTTGCTTGGCCAAGTAAGATGTTGGTATTGCAAGTGGATTCGAACCATCTCCACGGAATTCAAAGAAATCCTTGCCGGGTTGATATTGCTGCTTGATATTGATGAAGATGCCTTGAACTTTCTCAATGTATCCTGCAGTTCCTTCGCTATCACCACCAGGAACAAATCCATCAGTTGATGCAACAAATATGTTCTTTGATCGATTCCATCCTCTACCACCATATCGAACTGCTGTTGCTCCTGATTGTGTATCTGGAACTTGGTAAATGATACCGTTTTCAATCTTGAATCTATTTCTAGTTTCAAGAATGTGAACAACAGAAGTTGTAGAATTCCATTTTACAACTTTACCTACGGACAATGCAGTTGAAGAATTGATATTCAAATCATATGATCCTGCTCCTGCGGCAATCATATTTTCTGCTTCTGAAATATTGTATTGGTATACGTCAGCACCGGGGACATAGCTTCCGTATTGTCCGGGTTCCTTGAATTCAACCAATATTAGACGACCGCAATCAGCACCATTCAATATTTCAATCTTATCTACATCATAGCAGCCGCAACTGCCAATGATTGGCTCTACGTCCTTTATGTCGTAGATGTCATTAGACTCTCCTGTATAGTCTTCGACTGGTGTTTGAACTTTTTCTTCGAAGTCATTGACACCAACAACAGAAACGTAAATTACAAGTCTGTTGCTTCCTTCGTAAGCGGTTGGATCTGTAGGAGTATTTACTGCTACGATTTCTCCCTTTGCAACTACTTGCTCATAATCATTATTTGTTGAAATTCTTCTCTTGTAGTGTTGAGTAATTATTTCACCTTCAGAATATGAACCAGTATTGCATTCATTTACAGTTCCGATGCATTCTGGGCTATACCCTGATAGGGTGATCTTAACTATATTCTCTACTGGAGAAATTCTTTTTACGCTGCTGCCGTATGATAAGAGAGTGTATCCAGTAAGACTTGATGTTTTGTTCTGGAATACAACTCCACCGTCAACGTTAAAATTGTAATTAAAGTCATTATCACCAAATACATGGGCGTCGTCACCA